GTATCAGCTAATATTGTTATTCCGTCTATATATGTCATCTTTAACTATATTTATTAACCATTTCTCTGAACCAACTCTCAAATTCATCAAGCGTTTTTCTCGGATCGAGTTCCCTTGATCTTGCCTTCGCTTTTCTTGATGCCCATGAATAGGTTTTTTTGTCATCCAGCTTTGTAATCGCTTCAACCCACTCCTTAACATTATCCCTATTTTTGATAAATATACCACCTTTTTCACAATTCTCCCTCAATCCTGGGGTGTCACTACAAATGACCGGAATCCCACTACACATCGCCTCTGTTGCAGTCCTTCCCCAACTCTCGTATTTTGATGGCATTAATAGTATCCTTGTCTTAGCGTACCATTGCTTAATATTAGGCGAATTAGGGACATAAGTCACATTTGGTAGGTCTTGGGTTATTTGTTCATCATACGACCCTAAAACGCCTAAAAATGACTTATGTGGCATTGCCCTTGCAATCTCCGCAAATATCTTTCCGCCTTTGTTCTCGTTTAAGTTTATTAAAGTGATATATTCTGACTTCTCTGGCTCAATATCCAAATCATAGTAGTTGTAGTCAACTGGCGGAGTTAGTATAAAATTACTAAAATTATAATTCAAAAGGTCTTTTAACCATAAAGAATTGTAAATTATGTGTTGTTTTTTCTCTGCATCAATAATCTCTGGGTATGGATGACTATTGTGAATCAAATGAAATACTGGTTTTTTATAAAGTTTGGCAGTATGGATTGTCCATCTTGTGTAATCCAAATGTGTAAAAATAGCATCACCCCATCTAAATAACCCATCAATCACACTTTGGGTTGGAGGAAAGACATCAATCCCATCAAAAACATAATTGTTTCTGACTTTATATCTATTTGCATCGTGCAAAAGCACTCTTACGTTATGACCTTTGGATTGTAGGTCTTTAAGCATATAATGTAGCATCCATTCTGCACCGCAATTATGGGCAGGTGGGTAAAGATGTATTGAACATACAATATTCATAGTTAAATTAATTTGCTTGCCGAATCATCAAATATCTTTGAATAGTCAGCATAGTGACCCCATAAATCGCTTTTGTGTGGCTTCTGCCAAGCTATCATAGGTTTAATAATATAAGTATTACCTCTTGGGTGAATCCAAGTCTTTAACCAATCATCAAACATAATTGATGTATCCTCGTATCCTTTGCACAATTCTTTAGGATTGTTATACATAACTGCGTGAGTTGTCCAAGCACCAAATGTCTTGTAAAGGTTCTCACTATACTTCTCAATCGGTGCAATCAAATTCGCCCCAAGATAGCACAATTCCCAATCATTTGGAAGTTGTAAAATAGATTCCTCAAAATGTGTAAAGTCCCTGATCTCTACATCATCCTCAAACAATAAAAGCACCCCATTTGTAGAGTGCATAATCTTTTGCATTGACATATTAAAGCTTGTCTTTGCGTTCTCGTGTTCAATGGCATAAACAACTTCACCACTTAATCTATTGCGATGCATTTCCTTCAATGCACTATGCAACATTGGTGAATTTCTTGTAGTAAGTATTTTTATTTCCATAGTCTAATTTAAAAAAAAGGGGTGGCAAGAATACCACCCCCGATTATACACTTTAAAACAATCAAACAATGAATTAGATTGCTCCGTAAACCACAGCGTTTGGTTGGAAGGAAAGCAGGTCTGCTCTTGCTTCGCAACGGAACGTGATGAGATTCTTGATGAAATCATCTTGGTCGAACTCTGTGCTACGAACGGCAAGACCACCTTGTTGTGCAATTGCAAACTTAGATGTATCCATAACGTAAGCCTTAGAAGCAGTAACCAAGCTATGAGGAACAACGGGGATACCCATGATACGGATGTTACCAGCAGTATCGATGGTGATGCCACCAGGAACTGAATAAGAACCACCAGAAGGCAGAGTTTTCAGAACGTTAGCCCAACCAGCGTGTGTGGTCAAGATAAGGTTTGCGTTCCAGTTCAAAGCACCGAGTTGAGCAACGTAATCTACGAACTTCTCAGCGGTGTTAGCACCAGAAGAAACACCTGCGGTAGAACCAGAGGCAAGGTCATTCAGATAATAAGTATCTTCTGCCCTTTGGAAATCTTCGATCAAAGACTGCTGAAGATAAGCTTGCAAGAATGGCAAGTCATCAATCATCTGACGAGAAACTTTAACATAACCAGCGATGAATTGCAAAGCCTTGTTTACAACTGTTACATCGTAATCCAATTGTGCTTTAGCAACACCTTCGCTTTGCTTACCGAAAGAACCTTCACCAACTGGGGTGTTACCACGAGGGAAAGAAACTGAACCGGTAGAAACTGGGATGATGTTAAATACTGAACGCAGATGAGGATTAACGAAAGACCTCATGTAAGCGTTATCAACATAAGAGGTGTAAACAGAACCAGTAAGGTTGCTTCCCTCTGTCATAACTCCAACTGTTTTCAAGTCGAGGTTAGCAAGGAATCCGCTACCATTACCACGAACTGCACTCTTGATAGAATCGTAACCGCTAACAAGAGCGTCACCGATTGCACCTTTGATGTCCATGATATGCTCGCTATAAGAAGAAGCAACTTTCTTGCTTTCTTTAGCAGCAAGCTTACCAAATGCAGCCTTAGCTTCAAGAACTTCGTTCCTTGCTTCAGCAACACTTTTCTTAGCAGCAACCAACTCTTCGTTGATGGCTTCTACCCTTGATTCAAATGACTTTGCAGCCTTCTCTGTGTTGGCAGCAACTTCGGCCTTTTGTTCTGCGAATTTCGCTTCGAGGGCCGCCTCGAATTTTTTCAAATCTTCCATTTTAATTTTAATTTAGAATTTATTTAATATTGTCAATAGTTGTTGCTCAAACTCTTCACTTGTCTTTTGCTGCATCGGTGTTTCATCAACTGCCTTTGTGCTACTCGCTTGATCTATCGCTTGTGCAAGTTGCCTTACTTTTATAAGGCATAGTTCAATTGTTTCATCAGTAACATCACTATTCCTGATAAACTTCTCAAATGTCTTAATTTGTTCTTGTATTCTTATAACTTGCTCAGAACTTTTTATCCCCAAAATAGGTGTATATTCATTTGCACCCCAAGCTGTAAGGCTTGAACCCTCATAAAGCATCACCTCGTGTATCTCATTTGCCTCTGCTGCCTTTTGCTCTCTAAGCACCCTATAACCTATAGAATGTTCGGCAATAAGTCCACTCTCAACCATTTTCACGAAGTCTTGACCCAACTTGTGTGTACCAATTTGTGAACGATAGAATAGACCATAGCCATCCTCCTTCAACTCAACTATTTTACCAAGAGGTTGGCTCGGATCGTGGTTAAGCAAATGCTTTACCCTACCCTTTGCCTCTGGCCCCCAATCTTGGATTGAACGCTTGAAAGCACCTGGCATCATTATATCACCATCGCTATCAACCATTCCGAAAGCCGAAAAATAACCACTTACGATTCCTTGCTTTGCATCAATGTCCTTGACATTCATGTCAAATGATTTGTAATTGTATATCATACTTTTTTTATCTATTTGTTCTAATTTTCTTATTGCCCATTCTATTCCTGCCGTTCCTCCCCATGCATCCCACATAATGCCACCGCATCCCTCATCATAAGGAACATCTTTGTTTTGCTGATGCCTTTTAAAACTCGCCATCCTCGCAATCGTATCTCGTGATAATCTCTCACGATTTGCCAATTGGTTTGCTCTCGCCCAACCGACTGGAGTACCGCAAGAACTACCATTCTCTTCCTTATACTTCAATGCTCTTTTTGCATTGTTCGTAGCTGCCTCTGGGTAGTCATTATACGTTTCCTCTTTAAAATCCAAATCCTTTTCATCCTCCATATCTTCCTCTTCTGCAAGATAAGCCACATAGGCTCTCTCTGCACTTGCTCGTGATGTGTACATACACTCACCATCACCAATTTTATACTTTCCGTTTTCGCACCTTGTTATAGGCATATCTATCTTTTTAATATTAATCTACCATTCGCATCACGCTTTGGTATGAATCCAACAGTACATCTGCAATTTATAGTAAATCCTTTCGGAGATTTAGGGTCACCAGGTATGTCTGCTACAACCGGCCTCCCAAGTTTGTCGACACTTGTGAATTGCTCATTAAATGCCTTTATCTGCCCATCCATATCCCAATGGTCGTATGACTGCTTGGGTATTCTCCTCGTTTTGCTATCTCTTGTCGCTATCCAAATTTTATCCACCAAGAACTCGTGCTTACTCGCACCAACATAAGCAGCATAATTACTTGACCTCATCACCTCTGTCCTCGCTATCCTTGTTGCCCTCATCTTGGCATATCCCAACTCCTCATCCTCCATCATCATCTGTGCTATCTCATCACTACTCAATCCTTCAGCTATTCCCAATGCAATTATTGCATCAATTTTCATTTTAGTAGTATTGGTCATATTGGCAACCAATTGCAATCCAAATTTAGTTAAAAAAGAAAGCATTTCATTTAGCCAATCTAAATTTAATCCAAATGGGTTACTTGCCTTCTTACTCATCAATCCAACCGCCCTATAACTCGCATTTCCGAATAACACAGCAGCTTCCTTGTAAAGTTTCTGCATTATTGTAAATATCTCCTCATTCCATACATAAGTACCCATCATGCTTCTTGTTGCTTGTGGGCCATTCTTTTTTAACATCACAATGAACCGCTTCAAGTCCTTGTCAATCGCATCGGCAAACATTGCAGTATATTTAGCATCAAGCTGGCTCCGTAGCCTCTCCACTTTGATCCAATATTGCTCTCTTTGCTTTGCGTTCATCTTCAAGTCTTTTTTTATGCCATAACCTTAGTTGGCTCATCATCATAGCCTCAGTTCGGCATTTCCTCTCCGACTCCATCTTGGGATGAAGAGTCATCACCATTGACCATATCATCTCGTCCGTAGTCCATGCTGCTATTTCCTCCATCAGGTACAGTTAAATCCATTCCAACTTGGTCAAGCCTCACAAGTCCACCATTTACATAGCTATACTCATACGGCCCTTCTTTCTCGCTATAATTCATTGCAACCCTCTTCTCATCAAATGTCAACCAGTTGGCATCACGAAGAGAGCGTGTCATTCTCTCCATATCCTGTTGCATCTCTGGCAAAGCAGTTATGTCAAAGTCAATGTAAAGGTTCTCACCATATCTTGGTACAAGCCAAGCATTCAACTCATCACGCAATTGACAAAGCTTTGGCACAATTGTGTTCGTAACCAAATCTCTCATTGCGTTCTGGTAATTGTTGTAGCTTGATGTATCTGTGTCAAACAACACAGCAGGCAGACCAAACACCCTACACCATTGATGCATTGACATCTGCATTGTCTTTACCAATTCCATGTCAACACTACTCAATCCAAAGTTTAAATAGTCCCAAGGTGTCTGCAACACATCAATCCTACCCTTATTGTCCACACCATTCACATCATCGTTCAACTTCCTCTTGATAAGGTTGGCTTGCTCCATTGATGGTTGAGCAGAGATTGAACCCACAACTTTAGGTGTCAACGCACCCTTTGCTCCGCCATTGGCTGCCATCATTGCACTTGCATCTGCGGCAGCGTTGCTCATGCGGAGTGTCTTGTATGCGGCTTTAAGAGGTGACAACCCTCTTAGGTGTGTTCTTGTTACTGCATTAAAATCAGGATTCCATGTTTTCCATTGACACACCTGGCTTTTCTCAATGTCAATAGATTGCTCAATCATTAACTTATATCCAAGAATACCATACAAGTCTTTTGGATCAGGATATATGTCAAGGAACTGCGTTGGAAGAACAAACATCTCCACAACCTTCCCGTTCTTTGTACCTCCATCATTGCCATAGATATTACCCTCTCCAGATAAGAAATGGTAACCAATTAGGTTTTCAAGGAACTGGTCTTGTGCTTGCGTTGGATTGGGTCGCTCCAAAAGTTTGGCAAGCGGCCCATCCATCACAATATTCTCACTATATGCGTTCTTCCTTGCAAGCAATGCTTGCTCGTATGCACCTTGCCCGGCTTGGATGCCTCTTGACAATTGCTTGTACCTCATTAGCGATGTTCTTGCTTTCTCACCTTTATTGAGTGAGTACACATACCAAGGAATACTTGCTGACTTTCTCGCAAGAAAGCTTACAATTGCATACACATCAGCGTTTCCAAGATAACCATCCTTTACATAGGTTTCTGTGTTATAATTCTGCAACACCGCACCATTAATACCTTGAAAGGTTGTAGGGATATTCTGGTTAGGATTCAATCCCTTTTTTCTACCAAACAAATCAAATAGACCCATTTTTTTTATATTGCTCCCCAAGTTATCTTAGGGACTGTTAACTTACTAAAAATGCTATAACGCAAGGCATCAAGTATGTGGTCACCAAATTTAACCGGTGAATCAAGTTTATTGCCATTTCTATCGGTTTTCCAACGATAATTCTTCAATTCCTTTAGTAAATTTACGCTATCTTGTTGAATATACAATGGAGTACCCTTCACAGTCCTTATTCCCTCGGTTACATCCTTGTTAGCGTGTTTAGCATTGAACCCGTTTCTCACGAGTTCCTCAATGGTTTTCGGCTCGGCTGCATCGCAGAAAATCTCATCGTATGGGTCAATATTAAGAACCTTTAGCCTATCTACCAAATCATTTGTTGTTAACCTGGTTTCATAGAGCATTTCTTGGGCATAAGCCGCCCCCTCCACGAACACTACCTTTACCAATGCACTTGGCACATTGAACCCAAAGTCAAGACCATAAACCACCTCGCCATCCTCTGGCATATTCTCGGTAGTTCTATAATGCGTATATATCAAATCTTGGCTAATACCACGTTCACCCAGGCCATAAATCTGCCAGTAGTTAGGGTCTGCATCCTTTAACCTTTCCAATTCGTCAACCAGTTCTTTTGGGAGGAATGGGTTGTCCCTAAATGTGGTGATATTGAAGTCAGCATCATCACGAGGAATAACACTATCGTAAATCCAACTCGCCACATCGGAAGGATTGTAGTCAATCACTATCTTACCCTCAGTACGCATTATCAACTGCATCCAGGCTTCATAGGAGAGTTCATTCGCCTCATTGCAGAAAAGGTAAGTTCTTGCCCTACCTCTTATCTTTTGTGGTTGGTCTGCACTTACAAACTCAATCACATTGCCATTCAAAGTGTAAATCTGCTCTGTCTTGTTATGGTTGTCCTCTGAGTATATGTTAAGCTTTGTAAGTATATCAACAAAGTCCCTAAGTACCGAACCCTTGATGGATGGTAGCGATTGACGGACAATAGTTAGCGTTTTGCCATTTTCTTGCAAAAGCTTTACTATAAACCAAATGAGGATATTATACGTTTTGCCTGAGCGAGATCCTCCTTGCATAACACTTATGCGTTTGTCACTTTCTTGAAGTATCTCGTAAATTTTGTTCGTTTGTAGTGTTGCGTTCATTTAAGTATATTTTCAAATATTTGCGGATAAGTCATTAGTCTTTTTTACTTCTTAGTCAACCAAAGGTAGTTGAGTTCCAAGCGAAAAAAAAAATTTGAGAACTGCTTTTTCGTTTTGAAAGTAATGGTATAAATGGGGGTCATCGTATATGGCAATGATATGAACCTCTTTTTGACTACTATCAGAATTAGCTTTGTATATGGCCGGCCCAAAAAAGTAATTTCTTTAAGTCCCCCCCATCGTGCCAGGCTTATTGGGTCAACCAGTGCGAATACTAAACATATTAGTATCTCCTATAACTAATATTATGTTAAGTAGAACGGCAAAGGCTTTAATATCAATTATTTATATATTATTGCTTTCCTCTATTTGTACTGTCCTATTATCCTGGAGTAATATGTTTGGCTTGATGATCTCAATGGCTATCTGGTTTAGGTTGCCTTCTATCTTGCTTTCGATCTTTTGTGTTGGGAGGCCAATGTAGTAGGCACAGAACAACTGTATTGCCTTCATGTCGCCTTCTTTTATCTTGTTATGCAGTTGTTTGAATACGTCCGGAGCCATTGGATCAAGGCGTTGTATTATTTCCTCCTCCTCTAATTTCTTTTTACGTCCGGCTCCTGGCCTGGCTCCTCCTCTTGTTTCTTTTCTCTTTTCTATTAACCTTTCCAGGGTTTTGTCTTGCAACATTAGTTTTGAATTTAGATTGAAATCAAATGCGATCGCGTATTGATTTTCAATTAGTCTATCAATTTAGTATGGTTGTCTTGCTCTTTATCTCTTTGTTGTATTATTTCCATATTATGCGTGAATCCCTTAGGATCATTCAATTTTTCATATATCGAAAATTTAACCCACTCCCCATCCTGATCATTAATGTATTGGATAAAATCAGGCTTGAATATATTTAAATATAAGCCTTTAGGG